TCATGATTCGCGAAGATCGCGCGGTCGTCCGCGGCCTCGAAACCAGCGGTATTCGCTCGATCACGCACAAGGACGCGCGCGTGATGTTCTTCGATCCAAACGTGATGTTGAAGCAAGTCGGGGCAACGCCGCTTTCGTCGGCGGGGCAGACCATCAAAGATTTGCTCTATCACTACATGAGGTTTCCGATCTAATGCCCCTCACATTTCAAGCAACCGGCGTTCAAAACGTGCTCGATACTTTCGAGTCGATGGAAGGTCAGATTGACGGCTTCGGCAAAGAGATAATGTTTGACGGTTTGCTGGCGTGGCAAATCATCGATATGCACCGCAAGTATCCAAACACAAGCCAGGACGACGAACGCACGGTGTCAACCGAAATCTGGCCAACGTCGCGCGTGGCAATGCTGATGCCTTTGTTGAAGCGAACGCCAAGCGGCAAGGCACCGCGTCGCGTCTATGCACCGCCGCGCAGCACTAGCAAGCACCGTCCAATCTTGCGTCAAGTGTTGTTCGATATGTTGGTGGAGCGCATGGGCAAGCTGATGGAAGAACAAATGAAATGGCAAACGAAGGCATAAACTTTTCGACACTGGTCTATCTGCCAGTGATGGACACGTTTTCGGTTGACGTGTTGTTCTATTCCGGTGGTGGTTGGCTCTACAATCGCGGCGTGTTTGATACGCGCACGCTCAACGTCCTGGCCGAAGACAATTCCATCTATTCCGATCAACAAACAATTCTTGATATTCGCGAATCGGAGTTTACCACTCTGCCGGTGCAGGGCGATCTTGTGACTATCCCGGCCGACTGCAACGGCGTCAATCAAGGCACCTGGGAAATCATCAATACGTGGACCAACGGCGGCGGCGAAATGACGTTGCAGCTGCGCAAGTGGGAAGGCGCGGTTCCCCCATAAAGGTCTTCAATGGGCATTACCGACACCCAAAGCTACGGATGGGTGATACGCAACGCGTTCTACGACACGTTGGCGGCCGATTCGTTCTTTGCAAATCACTTCAAGCGCAAGACCAAGATGGTTCCGATAATGGCGAACCAGCTTCCGTATCTTGGCGTCTACATCATCGATGAACAGATGATTCCTGATGGTGATGCGAATGCCGGTGGCGTGAGTTTTTCGCACACGTTGCGCATCGGCTTTTCGGTGATGCTCGTGATGAACGATCAAGATCAAGCCGAAGCTGGCATTGACGCGGCCTTCTGGAAAATAATGAACCTACTGTGGACGAACACCGGCTTGCTGAACGTGATGAACAGCACCATGCCGGACAACACGCGGATTGAATCAACAATACGCGGTGTGCGCAGGCAGGCGTTTGGGCACGCACAACTCACCAATCAAACGCCGCTGGCGGAACTGCAATACGACGTGTCGGTGTTTTATCGCACCTATTGGGAGCCCGTCATTCCAGACACGTTGGATGAAGTCGATGTGACGGTGCAGATGAACGCCGATACTTCGTTCAAGCAAGTCTACACTTTCGATCAAAGCAGAAAGGATCGCAAACATGGTTGATATGAGCACACGGATGGCCGCACGCGGCAAGGATCAGGCACCAGAGCATCAGCGCAATCAGAACCGGATGCGCAGGCTGCAAGTGCTCAAGGACGCGCGCCCGCAACATGCGACAGTGCGCGTGGTGCCGACAGATGAAAAATATCGGCCCGTATTGAAGCATCAACCGAGCGGCATCGCTTTCCGCAAGGAAGGCGCAGCTGAATGGCCGAATGACCGTTTCACGCAACGTCGGCTGCGAGACGGAAGCGTGAGGTTGGAGGAAGCGAAGTCTGAAGACAGGCCCGCAGCAAAGCCTGCACCTACGCCTGCCCCTACCCCTAGCGCTTAGTTCGTCCCCCCAAAGCTGAGAGTCAGAGCGACTCTCGCCGCCTAGCGGATGCTTGGCGGACGACGGCGCACGTCTGTCTCCAACACTGAAAGGAACGGCACATGCCGATCAGTTTTTCAAATATTCCGCAGAACATAAAAGTTCCGCTGTACTGGGTTGAGGTAGACCCAAGCATGGCAGGGCTCCCGAGCATCAATCTTCGGGCGCTCTTGGTTGGTACGATGTTGGCTGGCCCGTCATTCAGTATCAGCGGTGTGACCTGGGCGACCGGCAACGCGACTTACACGACAAGCGCGCCGCATGGCATCGCGGTTGGCCAACCAGTGACGATCACTGGTGTTAATCCGGCCGGTTACAACGGCACGTTCACCACGATCACCGGCACGACCGGATCAACCATCGTGGTTGGGATTGCCACCAATCCCGGCACTTACGTTTCTGGTGGTAGCGCGCGTGGACCCGCTGGCCCTGGTCACGGTGACGCAACGGTGGACGTGCCGATTCCAATTGGCTCGCAGGCGCAGGCCAATCAGCGCTTCGGTGAGGGCAGTGAACTCGCGCGTATGTTCAAAGCCTTCTATGCCAACAACTTCGCCAACGAAGTGTGGGGCGTTGGAGTTGCTGAACCACCGGCTGGCACGGCGGCGCACGGAACCATCACTATCAGCACGGCGCCAACAAGCGCTGGCACGCTGCATCTTTACATCGGCGGCGAATATATCCCGGTCAACATTCAAACGACCGATACCGTGACCGAGATTGCCACCGCAATTGCTGATCAGATTAACAACACGGACGGTCTTGCTGTTAGTGCAACGTCTGCGGCTGGTGTTGTGACCCTGACCGCGAATTGGAAGGGCGTCGGCGGCAATGAAATTCTGGTGTCGCTGAATTACTACGGCGGCCTGGGCGGCGAACAGACCCCGGTCGGACTTGGCATCACGTTGCCGCAGGGCACCGGCTCGCCAACACCGAGCCCCGGCTTCATGTGGGGCGGCGTCGGCACGCCGAGCATCACGAACGCCATCACCAATATGGGCGAGGAACCTTACGAGTATGTGTGCTCGGCCTGGACGGATTCGAACACACTGTTCGAATTTGATCAGGAACTCGGATTCACCGACTCCGGGCGTTGGGGTTGGCAGCGTCAGCTGTTCGGCCATATGTTTGCGGCCAAGCGTGGCGCGTACTCGGACCTGTTGCTGTTTGGTGAGACGAACAACAGCGGCGTCGAGTCGATCATGGGCTTCGAAGTCAACAGCCCGTCTCCCGCGTTCGAATGGGCCGCCGCGTACACCGCAAAGGCCCAAAGAGCCCTGATCAACGATCCGGCCCGCCCGCTGCAATCGTTGAGCCTCAACCAGATCAAGCTGGCGCCCAAGCATGAGCGGTTCGACTTCATCGAACTCAACAGCTTGGCGTCCACTGGTATCGCGATACAGAAATCCGGGTCCGACAACCAGCCGATGATTGCCCGAGAACAAACGACGTATCAGCTGAATCTCTACGGACAATCAGACGATGCATATGAGTTGGTTACAACCCTGGCTACACTAGCCAAGCTGTTGAGGAACCAGCGGCAGGCCATCACGTCGAAATTTCCTCGCCATAAACTGGCCGATAATGGAACAAAATTCTCCCCTGGCCAAGCCATTGTGACGCCAGGGATAATTAAGTCCGAGCTTGTGGCAGAGTATCGGATGGACGAATGGAATGGCCTCGCGGAAAACGTGCAGCAGTTCAAGGCACACCTTATAGTTGAGCGCGATGCAAATAATCCTAACCGAGTAAACGTCCTCTATCCCCCTGATTTAATTAACCAATTACGGATTTTTGCAGTGCTTGCGCAGTTCAGGCTGCAATACGATAGGGGTATAGACCTAGAGATTATCGGGGCACCACCGGCTCCGTTCAACGCCGCTTCTGGTCTGTAAGTAGTATAAAATTCTACCTGAAAACGACCGTGACGACCGGGCGGCTTCGGCCGCCCGGACCCTTTTCCCCATGCCATAACCGGAGGTATCCAGATGGCGCAAAGAATCGCAGGTATCGCGTTCCTGACTGTGGACGGCAACCAGCTGGCCTTGCGCGGGAACTTCACTGTTAGCCCGTCCGCCGTCGAGCGGACGATGATCGCAGGCCAGGACGGCGTTCACGGCTACCAAGAATTGCCGCGCGTCCCCTGGATCGAAGGTGACATTTCCACGGTGCCCGGCCTCTCGTTGGAGGGTCTTGAGCAAGAGACGGACGTGACCGTCGTGGCTCAACTCGCCAACAACATTCAGTACACGCTTGTCGGCGCGACGTGCAAAGCAGGCTTCGAAGCCAACACCCGTGACGGTCAGGTCAGGGTCAGGTGGGAAGGACTTTCTTGCGAGGAAATCGCGCTCTAAGCGGCGCGCGTACTCACAAAAAAACAGGAAGCAAACACCATGAACGAACAACCCAAGAAAGTGCGCGAGGGGTTTGTGACGACCACCGCGCCAGTGATGCCGCCACCAGCTGATGAACCACCAACGATTGAGTTGGAAGCGACAACCGGCGAACCCGAGCCGGAAGTCCAAATCGAAAAATGGCCAATCAAGGTCAAGCTACTCTATCGCGCGATACGCACCGACAAGGTTGAAGAACTCCGCGAGCTAACATTCCGTGAGCCGCGCGGTGGCGATATCAACCGCTACGGCAATCCGGTGCGCATTGATCAGAACGGCGAAGTCGTCATCGATGATCGTAAAATGTCGATGATCATGGCGGCACTGTCGGGCATCAACTATCCGTTCTTGGAAGCGATGGACCCCCGCGATTGGGCGAGTTGCGCCTACCGTCTTCGAAGTTTTTTTCTTCCCGATCCTCGTTCTTGGTAGGGTCGGATGAAGACCTGATACTGGACTGCTATCGACTGGCACGCTGGTATCACCAACCGCCCGATTATTTCCTCAACATGCCGTTCAGCGAAGTCCATCTGCATCTAAAGCGGACGGGCCAACTCGCACGCATTATGGCGGCAGAGGCGTCGGAAAGCAGTGGCGACTGAAAACCAAGACCTAACTCTTGTTGTTACGCTGAACGATAACGCGTCAGCGCAAATGACAAGGATTCGCCAGGACGTTGTCGCGACAACGCGGCAGCTACAAGCGTTGAAGATGCCGGAAGTCATCAAACAATTGGAGCAATTCACCAAGGATTCGGAACGGTTCGGAACGCAAATAAGAGGGATGGCCGAAGGCATTCAGGAAATGCTGTCGTCTATTCCGATCCTGGGGCGCGCGCTGCAAGGCTTGACGCCAGAAATTGAAAGGGCCGTTGCAAAAATCCCATTGGGAGGACGCGTTGCGATTTTCGGCGTGGCAACGGGAGCGGCAGCGGCAGCTGGCATCGGGGCCATGGAAAGGAACCTTGCGGAATTTTCCCGCAATGCGCTCGATATCAAACGCTTTGCCGATACAGCTGGCTATCTCGCTGGCGAATTTGATTCGTTTCAAAAGCAACTAATCGCGACTATGGACCCGCAGGAAGCGCAAGACTTCCTGATGGGTATCGGTCAAGCGGTGCAGGAATTTGGTGATTATAAGCGTCGCAGAGACATTCTACAGCAAAGCGTTGAGCCTGGGATTGCCGGTCTTTCCAACGAACAGATGGAACGGCTGGTGCAGAATTTCAGGGCTGGCAATAAAGCTGGCGGCATCAATGAAGTAATAGAAGATATTAAACGCAATCGCGATGAAGCGCTTGCAAGCGGCATGGGCGCGACAGCTGCAAACGCGCAAATGAACAAACAGTTGCGGCAATTACATATTCGGCCTAGCGCGCTTGGCGCAGGCCCGTTGCGAGCACCAACAAAGGAGGAACTTGAAAGATACGAACAGCGCGTGCGGCTTGCCAAAGAACAAAACATGCAGTGGAACCAGATTTCGCAACGCACTGACGATATGGCGATGAAGCTTGCGATTGCGTTTATTCCGTTCATCAAAAAGTTCAACGAGTGGTTAAAGAAAAACGGCGATTCATTCGCAAGCTTGGCATCAACGGAAATAATTAAAGACCTTCGCACCCTCGCACAATTCGGCATGGACATTCTGAAAGGACTTAAAGCAATAAATCGAGCTACAACACTCCCCGGATGGTTGAGGGACGCGTTGCGGCGGCGCACTGAAAGGGAAGGGCCATTGCCACCTGGCGGCCCGGCCACTGGCGGCGCGGTGCCGTTTATGGGTGGCGACACGGGCGGCATGGCTCCGGGCCAGGACAGCGGTCTTTCGCGCGCCACGTTCAAGGACATTCCCGATATCGGCAAAATGTTGCCTGGGAGTAAGGGCGGGCCGCCCCCCAAATTGCGCAAGATGACGCAAGCGCAAAAAGACGCGGCGTGGGCCAAGATGCCCCGCTCTACAAACATCGAAGACCTTCGGAATTTGAGCGGCGGCGGTGGGGATAACTATGCCGCGCGGGTAGCAAATACTAACGAGCTAAAGAAATTCACCAGCCAGCTTGAAGACCTGTTGTCGGGCGGCGCAGGGGCGCCGGGAGCGGCGGGCGGCGGCC